CAAGAGTTCCAGTAACATAAGAGAAATAATTGTTTTGTAATTCTCCCGCTTTACCGTAAGTAGGAAATTGATAATAATCTGGATCCGAACCAGTGACTGGACCTGTTCTTGTTTTCCAGTCCTCCTGTGCATCTAAAATCCAACTACTCTGCGATAATGTATCAATATATCCAAATGAATTAGGAACTGTAGCTCCAAGGGTTACTCTGTCTGCTTCCGAATCTCTCCAAAATTTATTATCATAATCCGTTCTTTCTATAGAAGAAGATCTAAATTCATTCCGTGCAGATGGAAATAATGCCTCTGAATATCTTATCCAATTTAAATTGTAATTAGTGGAAGAATTAATTATGGTTAAAATTTGATCAAAAGGAGTTATTGTTGAATCAATTGAGTCTAACAGATAATCTTCTAATTGAATATCAGAAAAATATAGCTTTTCATTATTGTTTGTTATTTTAAATGTAATATTATTATCTGTAATTTGTGATTCTGAATCAATTGAGGTTACTGAATCAAAATTAACCAGCACAGGGCGTCCACGAGTGGTGACTGGCGGTAAAGAATATCTCTTAATTGAATCCATATTCTCACCAATCGTAATATAATTTGCCTTCCTCTCTGCGGCTATTATAGGACTATAACTTTGATTTGTTTTTTTCCAATTCCATCCAAAAGTATTTCCTCTCTTAGACATGAGAAGATTAAAATAATTCGCATCATCTTGTACAACAGCAGCAGACACAGCAGTTGGAATATTATCTAATAATGTTTTATTATAATAAGAAGAAGTGGGAATTCCCGAAGCGAAACCAAGAACATTATCCGTTGAACCGCTAACCGGATCAATAACAAACACATTCAGCGTATTGATTGGTTGATAAAAAGTAGGAATAGTCGAAGAAGAAATACTGCTTCCTGAAACAAAATCAAAGAACGAAATATAACCAGTTGAGGCTGAATAACAACCAACTACTGCAGGATTAGTCGATGCATAATCAAAATATTTTTCATCATTAGAATTAATTAAAGATGACGTTATCCATGAATACTGCCTATCGGAACGAGGAATTGCATGTTGAACAAAATAATTATCATATTGTGAAGATGATTCAACCGCTACAGTTTGAATATCTGTTAAAGTGCCTGCGTTTGTTACTTTTATTATTCTTTTAGTGTTTCTATGAACTTTATGAAAACCAGGAAATTGATTATCAGATGCTCCAGGGCCACCGGCAGTAGTTTCTGGCCCATCGATTGTCGAAGTGGATCCAGTAATCCAGAAGGAATCTCTTCCAAATCTTGCCGTATGACGGGCTAAATGAGAACGCAAGCCATAATCTTTTGCATGAATATCATAAACTCTAATACCGGGTGTGCCACTACCGGTTGCTTCCGAAATAGTTCCACTTGGCCCTTGTGATGGTTTAATTACAGTTAAATTACGATAATTTATCACATTATAAACTGAATACTCTGCTGATCGAATATCTTTATATCCAACCCCCATCGTTTCAATAGCACCTGGAGTAGAAAAACGAGAAACAATAACTGATTTATTATTTGTTCCTGTTAAATACCCAACCGAATAAGAAGGAATAAACTCAGTATGTCCATCTTCAGTTCGATGAATATCAAGAAAGATTCTACCTTGAGACGCTGATGGTGTTTGAGTTATCTGGGAAGGCAACGTTGGTTGGTTGTCAATAAAACATCGAGGATTCTGATACGCTCCAACTGTCATCACTACTTCATAATTCTCACTATAATTCCCCAAAGCAGAAGATGTAGTACGCTGTATATTGCGAATATTTACTGGACGTTTTGTTAGTACATTGCGATAATAGACTGCTTTTTGTGATGCAGTCATTGGATAAGGAATTTCTCCTACAGCATTTGCTTCAGGCCATGGATAATCAGCCCCAACCATACCTATCGCGCCGGTGATTTGGACGGTTGCTCCTAAAAGAAGCTTCCACGCTTCAGGACGATTAGTGTAATCATCACCTCCTGTGTTAAGTGCAACATGACGTGATTGATGTCCTCCAACGGCAAAATTCGTAAAAGGGCCTTGCATTGGAACATCCATGTCTTCATAATACGAGTCATTGTGAAGGTTCGTTACTTGAACATTGCCTGTTACTTTGTCGATAACTGCTTTATTATAACCAGATGAAGGTGCAGGGCTTATTATATTAAACGGGAAAACATAAGAAGATTTTACATTTGAATATCCTGTTCCATTTTCCCAATCTCTACCGTGATATGCTTTAATATATCTCTTGTATTTTTTACGAGGGTTATTCAAATCTACTGTTTCATGATATTTTTCCATATCTTCAGTGCGCGCAAATATAACATTCCGTGGAACATATTTAGAATCATCGCGATTAACTGGGCCTGCAGGATATAGAGCATTGTATGTGAAATGAATATTCTTATTATCGGTAAAATTAACACCACCTTTTATAAAACTAGAACTTACAAATGGACTATCAAAGTTCATTTGAAACGTTTTTGCTAATCGCTTAACTGTAAACTTTCTACCTTCAAATAACCCAGCACTAGCAGAAAATCTTGGAATACTTTGTGTTAAAGTACTGTTATTAAATACAACATCTCTAATAGTATCTCTTTGTTCGTCAACTGTAGAATTGTTTGAAGTAATCTCAGCAGCACCACGCTCGGCCCTGCTGTCCCAGTAAAATCTATATTTTTGAGTAGATCTTGGAGACGTTGGGAGAGGGGTAGAGCCGGCTTCATAAGGATAAGTCGAAGCATATGCTCCTTGCATTGCGGCGTCAAGATCGGGTTCAATAAACTCAATAGTCGGAAATTGAGATTTATATTTATTTCTCTCCAACACATGACTTTCAATAACATTATACATATCAGAATTAAAATCACCAGATGCAGGAATTAATTGAGAAATTATATCCGACAACGAATCATCAAACCACTTATAATAAGTGATAAACTTCTCTACATCTTTTATCTCTGTAACTCTTCTGAAGAAAATTTCTCTTAATTTTTCCAACGCTTTATATCTATCACGATATCTGTTGACCGGTTCGCCAATAATATTATGAAAATCAACAACGCCGGCAAAGAATTGTAACATCTCTTCTGATATTACGTTATGCATGCTTTTTTCCAAAGTATATCGATAACTTGGAATCGAATCAACAACACCGTAAAGTTTATCATCTTCTGATAATATTTGGACCATATCTGATGATATTACTTTTTCAGGATCAGTGAATTTAAATGCATTTATCGCTTCTGTGGATACTATAACAGCAGATGAAGTAGCAAAACCATATCCGAATCCCGCATGTTGATATCCTCCAACTCCTCCAACCCAGCCATAATTATCTCGCAAAAGAGACGAACCTGAACTATAATCTGTTGCAAAGAAATTTCCTGCACTATCAGACGAAGTAACAGTATCATAACTCCAATCCATCGCCAATGCATTTAAATTCGTTATACTCTGATGTGATAAAGGCGCCGCTGTTGTGCCTTGAATGTTTGGATCTTTGAAAGAAAAATGTCGATTTGAACCTGAAATACCTCTGTTATTGATATCATCCGAATGATGTTCTAAATCTGCGTCGGTAAGATATTTTGTCCAATATCTAACACCTCCCATTAATACATCAGATCTATTTAGAACCGCACCAGTTACATTCGTTCTTCTTGCGCCAGCGTATATTCTTTTTGATGATCCTAAAAAGTTTTGCCCTGCAGTCTTACCCAAAGAAGCAGTCAAAGTAAAACTATCAACTACATCTCCAAGTTGTGAGTTTGTTCCTTTGAAAATTAAATCATATGTATATCCTTCCGAGCCGGTTACAATATCGGTAAGTCCATAATTTGAAGGTTTAACTCTTACAGAAATATTCCATTTATTCTGATCATAAACACCAAAAAAGACACTGCTTGTCAGTTCTGGGACATAAACTGGATGATTTGAGGATGTTAATCTGAAATAAACATTCTTAGAACGAAGAGAATCTCTTACTGCAGTAACTTGTAAATTTGCATAATCCACATCGGTAAACTGTGTTGTAATGCCATTTAAAGAATCAGCACTTCCAGTATCTACAGTATACATTCCGAATAAAGAAACCTCAGAAAAGCTTCTATCAAACTTATCATTATTCTGGAAATATCTTGGAAACAACACTTCTGCCTCTAATGTACAGCCATATTTATTTTCGTTTCCGACATCATTTGAACCAGAAATGTATCCACGAGTTTCAGTAGCAGTTGAGCTACCGGTTGTCTGAAATATAACTGCTTCGGTGTTATTTTTATCATTGAAATTTAATAATCTCTTATTGATCAATATCTGTTTGGCATTATTCTCCAATGTATAAACATTATTATCCGAATAGGTATTTAAATTAATTAAACTATCATCAATATTAAAACATCTATATACATTTCTTATAGCCTTCTCTGTGCCTTTTGCTTTAAAAATATGGGTTAAGTTATTATAAAGATTCAGATAAATTAGATTCTTTACTTCCGTTAAATCTCCTTCGAAATTACTATCTTCGTTACGATTCATAAATCTCTCTAAAATATTCGAATCTATAAATATCTCAGGAGTATACAAGCCTAATGATTGCGGCAAATGCTGTGCAAAAGGAACAGGCGTGTGAGAAGCGCTAGTGTGCATGTCGGCTTTAAACTGCGGAACTGCTGATATCCACGAATGAATTTTATCAAAATATGCACCCATAATGTGGGATATAAGCCTTACATCTTCCGTACCATCTGTCTCTATATCTTGTATTATCCAATCTGGAACTAAGTTTAAAAATGCAGCATTATTTGTGGAATCATGATACGAACCAGAAGTTAATAAGCTATCTTTTAACGACACAACATCTGGATGTGTCGAGTGTATAATTGGATCTTTATATTCTGCAGCAGAAGCTGTTGCTTCAACTATCGCTGAACCTGAAAGTCTTGAAAAGGAATTATACCCTGTCCAAGTTCCATTGCTAACTCTCCCGCTATAGTCTAAAACTACTTGATCAGTGGCAGTGGTGCCTGTTGTGCCCTCGTTAAATTTATAATACACCCCTAATGTTGTGTTAGAAATATCTGTATTTGTTCCGCCTCTAACGTGCGTAAACCAGTTCTTTCCAATATCTTTACCTGAACGTGCTTCTTTCCAATATCTAAACTCATCGAGGGAGCCGCTGAGTTTGCCACCGCCAACAAGATTTTGTGTTTCTTGGGCAGAACCAGCAGATCCAGAAGGAGCAGTTAAGAGTGCGCCGACTCTACCAACCATATTCTTTGAATTAATTTCGTTGATGTTAATCGCAGCAGAAGAAGTAAAATCATTAAGTCTTCCATTGACATATAATTTAGAATTAAAAGCACTGCCACTATTGTTAAGCACAAACGCATAATGCTTCCAATCAGATAAAGAACCTGTAAGACTTGTTCCTATCGGCTGCTCAAAGATGCCGTTTGCGCTTGTTGCTGTACCAGATTGTGCTGTGACTCTAAAACGCTCTAAAGTCTCTTCCCATATGATAGTGATACGTCCGTATGCCGAATTCGAATTCGTGTTAAGCGTACCTCCATAAGCGCTGCAAGACAATTCATTATTCCAAACATCAACGTAGACTTGCTTGCTAGTTTTTGCTGAACTTAAAGATCCTGATTTTGCCCAAAATTCAATAGTGACACCGCTGTCGAAATTAGCTCTTAAATTAGACTCGCGAGAACCAGTGCCGTAGCTTGTGGGTAAACCCGCTGATGTATAAATATCTTCATCATAAATGTTAGCTGATTCTCTATTAGAAGAATTAGGATCCTTAAACAATCCAGCAGTTGTTGAAGAAGTGATAGTATTAGGGCCACCTTTAAAATCAATATATTCTAAAGTATTTGGCCGGCCATAACCGGACATTTTGGATCCACTTGTGTTGGTCCAATCCGTGCCAACTTTAACGTGTCCTGTCGTTCTTGGATATAAATTATTGAAAATATACTTCTCAATATCAAGAGATTTATTATAAAACTCATTTACCTCCGCATCAGACCCATCATACGGATAATAATCAATGATTCTTTCCACTGCAGATTTATAATAAAGATAAGCTGAACCATATTTAACAAAATTAGCTGGATCCGAATAATCTATCTGAGGAACGTAAGTATCCTGTTTTTCTTTTATTGCTTTTACATTTCTGGCAGACTCTACCTCTTGGAACGCCTCTTTTTCCGTGGTGTCTGCGAGGTAGTTTTTTGATTTATCTGTGGATTCAAAAAGTTTCTTAATACTCATAATCTTCTACTCTGAACTTAAATACTTTATCTTGCTCAACCCAACTACTCAGTTGATTATCATAAAATGAAAACTTAAGCCCATATTCATATCCTGGCTCTAATAAGTTCATATCTAAATCAAAATAATTACCAGACTCATCATATGACATCAAAGTATGCAAGTCACTACCTGTGCCGTAGGGTATCGCATCATATGCATCTAAAGTTCTAAATACACGATACGAAGCACTTACAACGGTTGCTGACTGCGCAGTTGCTGTCGCTTTCGTATAAATAGTTGGATTCCAATACTTCTCTCTAACAAACAGATTAAAGCGCGGGGTTTGATTGCCGCGATATTTTTGTTGAAGATTTGTAATATTCAAATAATATGTTGGATGTGAATTACTCTGCTCTGCTCTCAATGTCACCGGTTTAATAGTACCAGTGAAATATTGAGTTATAGCATCAAAAGCACTAGTCGTGGTATGACTCCCAGTAAACCAAACATCATATACAGTTTCCAGCAATGTTGATCCAGTGAACGCAAACGATGCACTGTAAATTCCAGTTGAAACAATTCCGCCTGTTGCAACTAATTTATTGTCACTGCTGACAAAGCTGCTATTGTCAGCGGATAGAATCTGTACACTACCAGTGTTTGCCGATGTCGTCCCTGATATTGGAATATCAGACGGCGCCATGTCATCTCCATCACCACCTCCTTGATCAGCATAAAACCCACCAACAGAACCGGAAAATAAACTAACATATATCCTTTTATCATCACCTAAAGCTGGAATATCTGCCAACTTACCCCTAACATAGTTATACAAATAGATTGTGTTCAAGTTATCAGCAGCAGTTGCTAAAGAACTACTAAAATAAAAATCACCACGATCGTCTGTAATTTTATCATCCCATCTTGCTTCAATCACAGGACGTTTAAAGAAATATTGCGAACCTCTTGCAAAAAATCGCTTCGTATAATATGATTTCGTAGAGCCGCTAGGGTTGTATATCACACTCTGAGTTGTATCTTCGGCATCTAATGCTAACTCACCAGGCATACGACTAACAATTGTGTTCGCTGTTCCAGAAATATATGCTTCATAACTAGCAGACATATGAACGCCTAGTCCGTAGTTTGTATACGTTCCAGCTATCCATTGTTCGACTATCGGAGTGATATCAACTTCCAAATCTTCCAAACCGGTTGTAAAGCTTTGAGTGAGTAAAAATGTCTCTGTATCGCTACTGCCTGTGTGATAAGAACCGCCGGCTAATACTGAACCCGCTGTATCCGTCCAATATGCCGTATTTGAAGCGCTCATCCAATTTGCACCGGAATTACCTTTAGTTAAATCCTTGTACCCTTCTAAATCTAATCCAGTGCCTTCTTGCCATGATTGAGACACCGCCAACACTGAAAGTTTGTAATCAGCAGGAACAGTTTTAGAATGCGGGGCATTGAACATTCGAAGATAGAAACTAACACTTCCGCTAGCGGGAAGTACACCGTTTGTCCTATCCGTAGAAACATCAGTTATTGGAAATTTCACCAATGCCCTAGATAGCTCCGCAGAACTAGTTGTCACTAGTCCGTATATAGAATACACTTCCAAGACATCTGCTGCGCCGGCATTTGAACCAGTACCGCGAATCCTAAAGTTCTTCTGATAGGCGTTAACTATTGTTGTATCCGCGTTGGCTTTATATTTCTTAATTGCCATTAACTAATTTTTCCCTTAATATCTGCCGATGGATATTTTATCTCCAATATTACATTCTTAGGTATTATCAAGTAACTTCCATCTGGCGATAGGTTGTTGTTAATACTTAACTCAACTCCCGAATAACCGGTACCTGATTTATTAACTAATTTAACCTTCACAACATCGAGCACACCTCTTACATTCTTTAATTCTTGATAAATATCACTGATATAAAAATGCTCACCAATATAAAATGTTGTTGCATATTTCTTACTTAATGCCTTTATGCATGAATCTAGTAAAGAATACTTATCAACCCCGGCTGACGCCTTAACTGAAAACTCAATTCCTAAATTAAGAATAAAAGGATCTAATATATCTACCGTATCATTTATCATTCTATAATGATTCAGCCAAATCTTTAAATTATTCTTAATCGTCGAATTTGTTTTCGTTAATTTGCCAAATTGATCTTCTGATATCACATACATATTGAGATTTCGTTTAAGAGAATCTGGATCTTTTTGCACAGAACATCGTTTAATTGAGCCAAATTTTGCCGGCATTCTATAAGTGAGATTTTCATAATCTGCTTGAGTGACTGCTCTATTTTGAGTAGGGAATGTATCAAAAATTCTCATTTTCATTTCATCTGTTGAGATATTTGATACATCGCCAACAATTGGTTCTTCATTGATTACCTCAAAAGATTCAACAATCGCCTGGGCCTTTGAGGTAACCAGTTTTGTTCTGTCTTTGAAATCTACTCGTGCATTTGAAACACTTGTAAGCGTACCGACAGCAATATTAGAATTAGATGGATTTGTCATTCTATAATTAACAGTCAGCGTTGTATTAGATGGAACTATTCCATAATTTTCATTTTTCGTCAGCTTAGTTGGATCAAAAGTTGTGCTAGTAACATAATCTTTTCCAAATATATCAAGCGCTACTGATTGAGGGTTAGCAACAACATTTGTTTCTCCCGATTTTCCATTGCCAAATTGCAAATATGCAGAGCGGCTATCTCTTTGCACAACAAACTTACGAGATACCAAATATGGTTTTACAATCGATGGAACGTTGTCATTCTTAAAATTAGTATTCGATATCTCTTTAAATACCATATCTTGCGCAAGATAATCTACTTCAAAATATTCATTCCCTTCTTTATCAAATACCGATATAATTTCGGTAATATTTGGTGATGATAATTTTATCTTTTTAAATCTTTCATATGCTCCTACTGTAAATTGCTCAGTGCCAAATTGGCCAGAAACAACATTTCCATATGCCTTAATAGCAAAATGAGTGGGGGCGCCTGTTGTGCTGTCCACTTTCGCAACAACCACAGAATTTTTTGGATTATCAAAATCTACATTTTCTATTAAAATGAAATTCAAGCCGCCGGTAGAAGATAATCTGGTTCCTCTTTTTAAAATTGGAATATAATCAGAATCAGGGCCGACTGCGGTTGAAGAAGCCGGCACTAAAACATATAACGCTACTTTTCCATATGTCGAGGCTCTGCCGGGGTGTTTATATCCTAATACCCTACCATGGCGAAGTACATTGTTTTGCTGGTAGGCAGTGTCTAAAAATGACTCATTTACATTGTAATCTAGATAAAATGATAGCTGATCGCCAACATATGCAACTGCATCTAGCATTAAAGCGCCGAAAGAAGCCTCACTAAAATCTTGAAAATTATCAGGATAAAACCTCTCTGCTATCTCCAATAAGTCCTCTTTTATACTTTGAAAATCCCGATGAGTATAATCAATTGGAACTATTTTCTTTTGTTCGTCAGACATGTAAATTTCCTCAATTTTAAATAGTAATCTCTATAAAATCTTTTATATTAATATCTGGTATTGAATAAGAGATAGCAATACCCAACCTATTGCTGTCTATGTCAGTTGAATTAAAAGAAATTGAAGAAATCTTAATAGCCGGCAAATAAATACTTGCTTGTTCTCTGATTTTTGATGCGATGGCTTGTTCTGTGTTTTGTCCAAAATTCTGAAATAAATACGTTCTCATTCCAACTCCAAAATTTGGTTCCATTACCCTTTCGCCGGGTGCTGTTAATATTAACATCTTCAAATTTTGACTAAACAACTTCTTAAGAGTCTTAAGCATCACAAACCCATCATTCGAATCTCTTCGCACCGGAAGTGCTACACCAAATGCATTCATATTTTATTCCTCACTTTCTATAATTATATCTTAATCAATCTTTTTCACATAATTCGCCTTCAGAATTAAATGGGTTAGATCTCATCATTCGTCGT